ATACAAGTTTCCACTTGTCATATGTATATGGTCACCGTCAGCCGCTGTTGGATATATTAATAACTGTTGATTGGCAGTAGTTCCACCTATTGGTTTTAAAGCAATAGCACTACCACTAAGTGATTGGTCTGGAATGTTGGTTTCATAAACAATACTGCCTAATGGTAATGTCAAGTTACCATCAACACCAAATGTCCATTGTGCCGAGGCGTCTACAAGGTTGTTGGTATTGACGACAATGTTACCAGTGTTGGCCAGTTTCACATACTTGTTGTCATCGCCAAAGTATTGATCAAAATAAGTGTTGTTACCAGTGTCAAGGTGTATGTGTGTGGCAACATCACCACCACGCACTCGCAGGTATTGTAAATTGCCCACACTTTCAGTACCCGGAGCCAGGTACAGGCCACCACTGCCATCCTGGGAACCAGTGCCTACAACAGCCTGATTGCTAAAGGTCACATTGCCAGTACTGACAGAGATGCCAGTCAACTGACTACCATTGCCAAGGAAGTAGTTGGCTGTGATGTTACCAGTGGTTGATACAGTAGTATTGCTGTTATTAGTTAAAACTGCATTGCCGTTGACTGTGAGCACATTGCCTGCGGTCATGCCCATGGACACGCCACCGATGTATATGGTGTTGTTGGCCACCCAAAGATTTGCCCAGTAGTTGGTTGAATTGCCCAGGCTATGAGTGCTGTTACCGTTGGGTATGATGTCGCCTACCAGTCCTGCGTCCAGGAACCCGGCCACTTGTGTGTTGCCATAACTGCCGGCCGAGGTCAACAGCGTGAGCTGTCCGGCTGTGTTGCCGATATAGGGTGTGGGTGGATCTGTGGTGAGGTCTACTACCATTTCACCGGGTCTGGCGTTGCCGTCGTAGTTGGCCAGGGTTTCCTGGGCATTGTCTTTCATCACTGTGCGGCTGATGCCGGTTATGTTGCTGTAGGGTGGGGGTGAATTGGCCATGCTGTATTTATGCACGGTGGCGGCAAAGGTCTCCGTGGAATCTGGGATAGGTGTTTACAGCTATCTGTTGATCGCAATGTGGGCACAGCTTCTTCTCACGCTTGCTGCCACGGATAGCATCGGCTTTCTTTTGTACAGTTTCTGCTGACTGCTTACGACCGATGGCTTTTTCACGCATTTTTTTACGAGTATCTTCGGTTATTTTTACACCGTACCTATTATTGTTCTCGCCTTGCTTTGCTGCAGACATATTGGCTCGCCATTCATCTGAGAATGGCTTTCTTTTACGTCCTGTAATGGCCGCTTTTTGTTTTTCTTTTTCATCTAGTGGTTGCACTCTGCCTGTATTAGCCTCACTTATACGTTGGCGAGCTTCCTCGCTATGAGTCTTTCCCCACATACCATTTCCTTTACCAGTTACTTTAACCGATTGTATAATTGCATATTCTTGTTTAATATTCTCATATACTCTGGCTGTAATTTTAGTTTTGTATCTGTGTTGCCCGATCTTTTCTGCTCTCATCATCCTCAGTGCATAGACCATTTTTGCTCTATCCTCACCTGAGTTCATTTTAACTAACAGCCAATGGCATATGAAATGTTCTCTTGCTGTAAGGTCCACTAGATTACCAGTATCGTCGGTGCCGCCGAGGCTACGCGGTATAACGTGATGTTTTTCTGTATAGCAATCTAGTATGCAACCACGAGCCCGATTTGTAATATTTTGATACCAAGTTTGATATTTGTTCATAATAGTATTTATGTTTGTTAATACAATATAACATATTATAGGAAAAATAGTCAACAAAAAACCTGCCGAAGCAGGTTTTTTGATAATACACAATACTAATCGATCAACTAAACGACAGATTGCTGACTGCAATTTCACCCACATAATCTCCGGCGTTACCGAACGAAGATGCTGTGTTCGTGAGCTCTATGTACCCGTAGCGGGTCATAAAGCTGACCACTGGTTCGAATGTTGTAGGATCAAGTACAACACCGCTGCTCATCAGTGGAATGTATGGGCAGTAGAACGCAGGAGCGTCAGCCTCTGAGCTACCTTTATAGCCAACCAGAACAGGAGTTGTATCTGAAGCATAGCTATCAACGAACACACGCATAGCGCCGTTCAGTGTACCAACAAACTTGGTGTTGGTAGGTGCTTCAAAAGTACCTTCTGTAGTGCGGGCAAAAGCTGAAGTAGTGGCGCTCTGGAGCACTGTAAGTGCAGCAGAGCTAACAACTGCGTAGTTACCAGCGCCGCGGCGTGTGCGTTGGGCGATCAAGTTTGCCATGCGGTTGATAAGAACAGCAAGAGCAGCATGTTCGTCGCCAACGAATGTAGCGGTGCCGGACACTGTGGCCTGGTTATAGGTAAACTCTGTGCTGGCCAGGCTGCGAAGGCTCAGGAGGATCTCCTGGTCAATCTCAGCGGTGATCTCTTGAGCAAGAGCGGCCATGATTTCAGCCTCGACGTCAATGCCGTGCATGGCTTGTGCGTCTTGAGCGGCTTCAAAAGTCCAGCGAGCCTGCAGTTTACGAGTTTTAGCTTCAACCGCCTGTTTCAGGATCTGGACGGAAATCTGACGACCGCCTGAACCTTCCAGAGTGGTTGTATTAGCCCCACCGTAGATTGATTGACTGGATGAAACCACACCAGCAGTCACTGAGCTGGCAGTGGAGTAAGCAGTGGCAATTTTGAATGGGCTCAATGCTTCTTCGCCGGCCACTGTGCTGGTAGCAGCAGCAGAGGTATCGGTCATGGTATTGGCATATCGTACACGCAGTGTGTGAATTTGTCCAACTGGACCGGTCATTGGTTGCACGCCCACTAATTCATTGGCAATCACAGTGGGCATAACACGACGGATCACTGGAAGAATCACTCGATTCAGTGTAGCGATATTGCCTGCTGCGGTTGAGCCGCTGCTGGCATTCTCTTTAAGGTACTTACGGGTGTTTTCAAGAATCACACCCATACTGTTGCGACGACTGCCTTTTAGACCTTCTAGCAAGGCTTCTTTGGTTTCGCCCCAACGATCTTCTAGTAAAACATTTGACATTTATTGTCTCCTTTTAGTTAAGCCCTGCCAGGCGTTTGATTTCTATCACATTTTGACGACTGTCGATGTGATTTTCTTCTTTGCTTTGGGCAGATTTATTACCGGTTATTGAACTCACAGACTCCTTGATAACTGTTTTGTTGGATCTCTGTTCGGCCAATACTGCCGGTAAATACTTTTCGAAAGCTGACTTCAATCGAGAAGTTTGAACGCTTTCTAACAAATTCCGCATGATAGTTTGTTTTTCCTGATTGAGCGGAGCCAGTAAATCTTCCATGAGTTGATTTCTTTGATTCGTTTCTTTCAGTGTGCGAATTTGTTGTTCACGATTTTCAACCAGCACACGCATTTGCTGATTGTGTTGGGTGGTCTCTTCCAATTGTCTAGTCTTGGCTGCGATCACATTGTGTAATTTGCGTAATTCGGCTCGCTCATTGAGATGAGTAGCGCCAAATTCAGCAGCATAGGCTTCGAAAATACGACGACCAAAATTGTTCTCACGAGCAACTTTGATATCCTCGTATAATTGGTTGAGTTCGCTCTTTAGATGTCGGCTGACAGCTTCATTGGTTTTTGCCGCAGACTGTTTGACAAATCTGGTTTGCAGATCGGTCAATTTTTCACGAGCCTCTGCAACCAATCGAACTTTGGTTTCAACTAGATCTCGTTTGTCTTGAGCAAATTCAGTGATTTCTTTGGCCAACTGATGCACCACAAAGTTTTCGAGTTTTTCTATTCCTTTGCTGTGCACATTACGATCTTCACGCAGTTCTCCCAGTTCCTCGGCCAACTTTTTTGTCATAAATTGATTGAACTTTACAACATTTTCTTTCAGTTTGGCCTGCGAACGAACACGATCTTCGACAATGGCAGTTTTTTCTTCTTGCAATTGTTGAATTTCATGTTGAAGTCCGTCGGTGATCATACGATCAAGAGCTTCCACCATTACTGATTTGTCATGCTCATATCGCTGTGCGAATTCCTCACGAAGTTCGGCTTTCAGCGTTTCGCGGGCTTCATTAATTTTGGATTCCCAAGCTTCGTTGAGCTCTCGACTGATGTCCTCATTAATGAGTCCGCTATCAAGTAACGGTTTGATAGCATCTAGCATATCTTTTCCCCTTTCAATTTAAGATCCTTAATCAAACGATTGATTTCGTCTTTTAAGTATCTTTTTACTTTTGTGTCAGCTCCAACTTCCTTGGCTATCTCCAATACACGATGTCCGTACTTCATGTTCATAAGTCCCTCGTATATGGCTTTGGGATAAGCATTGGGTGCACTGGGCTGAGCCACTACATCTACAGTGACTATTTCAAAATCACTGACATGTCCTGTACGGTCGTCGACATTACCACTGCCACGACTGCTAACCCCTAACTTGACCCCACTGTCTAACATGGTTTTGACCAGTTGACCCATTGGGGTTGGTAATATTTTCAATTTTCCATAACCGCATGGCCCATCCATCCACATTTTGTCAATGGTATGACTGACACGGTCAAGATTGATTTTTAAATCATCAGGATGATCGACTTCGCCCAATACTGAATACCCGGTCTCCAACTGCTTGTTAATGGTATTGACAGCATTGCTGATTTCATGAACTGGATAGACCCGCTCATTGGCATTTTTGACTCCACCCTGTATACAGATACCTTCCATATACAGGGTTTGTCCTCGACCATCAGGAGCATCTTCACTCAAGACACGAATCTTGGCCTGTGTGAAATTCAAATGCTCTCTGAGATACTGTTGATTTTTAATCATTGTTTACTGCTTTGGAAACGGAGTCTTGGTATTCACACCAGTGGCCTGTGCAAGATGAGGCTTGGGAGCAGCTTCTTGCTTGACTGTGGTTCGTGCCGGAGCATTCTGCACATTAGTGATTAAATCTTTAGTTGTCGGTGCAGGCCTTCCCTGTGCAGTATCGCCAGTCATTTTAACAGGATGTGCCATTGCCCCTCTGGCACCACTATTGGCTGCCACAGTGCTGTGTTTGTTGACACTGCCTTCTTCACTGGTCACAGCTTTGGGTGCTGCCTTAAGATTTATGGCCTCTCCCATGGGCATTTTCATGCCTTCTGTTTCAAACTCAGCATCAACGACTTCCTTATTTGATTGATCTTGGCCTGATAGATATTGATCAAGCAATTCCTCAATATCGGACAAGATGTCTAACTTAAGAGTCTCGTTATCGCCGTTGGATACTGTTTCTGTGTCTATGTCTTCTTCGTTGCCCATGTCCATGGGCATTTTCATGCCTTCCGTATCTTCCATGTCTTCCATGTCTTCCATGTCTTCCATGTCTTCCATGTCTTCCATGTCTTCCATGTCAGCAAGATCATCTTCTTCGGACAGCCCTTGCTCATCAACGCTGACATCGTCTATGAGATCATCAGCTTGATCGCCACCCATGGAATGACGGCCCTCGTCGTACTGATCCATACGGCCCATGGCATCATCTTCTTTCATGAGATTTTCATAGATCTCACGACTTTTTTCGACAACTATTTGATGAAACAGTTCTCGAGCCTTTTGCTCTTCATCATTGATCACATACTCGATCAATTGCTCAAAACGATTTTTCATTAATCTGACTCCTTTAGTTGGGGGTTAATGGAATTAATATACTGCTATATTTACAAATATAATAAAAAAAACAGCCTTTTAGGCTGTTTTTTTGAGTATTTTAATGTTTTTTTACATAGCGGGCGGTGCAGCCGGTGGTGCATATTGCATTCTAATGTTTTTTAATTTTTCTGCATACTCGGTCATTTTTAAATCATTTAATTTACGCAATTTTCTCAATTGCAATAAAGTTAATTTTGATTTCCGCAGATCACCCAGTCTGGGTTGACTGTTGTCATCTTTGACATCTTGATAGGCAGATGGATTTCTGTTGTATAATTCGTTCAATATCATAATATTATTTATATCGGAGACGGTGTTCCGGGTGATGCACTGGGCGGTGCAGCCGGTGGAGGTATGGCTGCTGGGGCTGCGCCAGGTGGTACTCCGGCTCCACCTGGTGGTTCTATGGCACCACCTTGATCAAAGTCCCCGGGCTGTAAATTGGCCATTTCCTGTCCTAGATCAATGTCAGACTGTAATCCCCCGGGTGTAATGCCGATTGATCTAAGATCCTGTCCTGATGATTGTTGTAGTTCAGGTTCGCTGCGTTCTTCGCGCCACATTTCTTCATTCTTTTGAATTTCTTCTAAACTCAAACCAAGAAATCTTTCTAAAGCAAATCGCTTGCTGATATAAGGATAGGCTTCCATGGTTTGAAATACACTGACTCTGACTCCGTCTAATTCGCTTTGGCGATAACTGGCAAAATTTTGTGGAGCACAGAAAGATATTTTAAACAATCCACTATCGATATTGAAACCGCGCCACCGCATGAACATCTTGAACTCTTCATCCAGTTTCTGACTCAACAGTGCCTGTAGTCTTTCGCAATATTGATTAAATCTGTATTCCTGAATCAATGCAGTGCCTACTCGTCCATCACTGAGTGGACGCTCACTGTCGTCGGGTCCTGTGGGCAAATAACTACTGGGCACTCTTAACCCCCGAGCCATTTTGTTGTTGAAATACTTGAGATCGTCAATTTCGCCCAGCTGCTGACCGCCTTGTAATACATCAACACTGCTGCCTCTACCGCCTTCGCCCACCGGAAAGAAAAAGTCCTCACCTATGCTGAGCGGATTATAAGAACTGTCCATCATGCTTTGTCCACCGCCATTATAAGTGGGTATGCGGCGCTGATGCATTTCATTTTTGACCCGCTCCACAAATGCCATGGCCATATGACTGGGCATGTTGCCCACATCGATTTTAAACACTCTACGCTCGGGTGCTCGTTGTACACGATAAATCAATATGGCATCTTCCAACAGTTCTTTCTGTTTGAATACTTTAAAAATGTTTTCTAGTATACTACGACCAAAAGGCCAAAATGTATCCAGCCCCTCATTTAAACTGAGATGTATGACATGTTTGGCATCAATACAGGTTTCGTTAACTGCACGAGTAAATCTACTTTGATTGTCGTAGGCCTGATTGGGCATGGAATAAGCTGTGCTGGCCATATAGCCGCCGGTGGGAGGATTGACCATGAAATCAGTGGTGGTCTTGGCTGCCACTGTGAGATTTTGAAAGTTGGGGTTGATATCACGGATGATGTATTGTTCGGGTCGTTTGCCTTCACTTTCGTTGACAATCACACGACTGACTTTGCTCATGTCTACCCAAAATAACTTGAAATTTTCCGGATCTCGAACAAAAACTTGATCTCCATATTTGATGGTATTTCTAAATAATTTAAATATTCTCTGATCTAATTCGTTGAGTTTAACCCATTGCTGTAATTGTTTTTTAATGATTTCGATTTCGTGATCAGTTGGATTGTCTAAAAATTGTATTTCAAAAGGTGTTTTATTTTGTTCATTTAATTGTGTACTAAATTCAGCAATGATATCCAAACAAGCATTGATCTCGCTGTCCGAATCCATATTTTCATATTGGTTATATCGTTCAATTCTGTTGGGGTGACCGGAATAAACCTCGGGCAATCGACTGGCATAATTTTTAAAACTAAAATCTGTTTCAGCATAGCCTGGACCTCGGCCATCATTTTTTCTGTATCCTGGTAATCCTTGATCACGACCACCATTGATTGGACTTAGCCTACCACTAAGATCGGCTACTTTAAAATATTTACGCCATCCGCCGTTTGGTCCATTGCGTCCGTTTGTTGATTCAGCCATTTAATTTTTCCCTAACATAAAAACTCATTGGGTTTTCTCAATATTTTTTATTTATAGTTAAGCACGCTGATATCTCAACATATCTTTGTTTAGATTATTATTCATCCGCATCATATCCACTAGATCATCTAATCTTTCAGTCTGTACTGCCATGATTTCGCCCAGTCTTCTCAAATTCTCATTGAACCCAGGCATTTCAATGGGTATACTTCTACCACCAGCTAACGGGATCACTGCTTCTGTGCCATGTAAAGTGGCTCTATACCCGCTGGAGGGGCCAGACAGAATGTTGCCATATCTCGATCCCAATGTGTCAATGACATCAGATCTGGATATAGTGGCTCGATTATTTGGGTATCTTGATTGACCGTTTTCCATAGGAAAAGATGCAAACAATTTTGTTAATCTATCTGCAAATTCTGTGCCGGTCAATGATCCCTGTAGATATTCTTGATATCCGTACATGTTCAATAATGCAGCAGCAGCTTTGTCTTGGCCGGCTACATCAAACATGTCAGTCTCTCGTATATCTCGTCTATCAATCAACATTTGCAGTGTGGCCGGTATGATCTGATATTTGCCCGCTGCGGTACCTAGACCTCTTCGATATCGATCATTTTGCAAAGCCAATACTTCTTGTACAGTCATCGATGTCAAATTGGGTATAATATCACCGCCATACATGATATTAGGAGTATTATTACTTTCGGCCCTGGCAGCCAATTGAAGTATTTCTCCAATTGTGGCCTTATCAGCTCTTTCTGGCGCACCGCCTAGGCCGGGTTGTGATCTCGGTGGCGCCCCGCTGCCGCCACCGGGTGAATAACCTCCTTGCGCGCCAAAAGGAGGTGCTGAACCTAGGCCACTTCCACCACCCCCACCACCACCACCTCCGCCACCGCCCGATGGCACAGCAGTTCCTCCCAATTGATCAGGAGAAACTCCTAATGTGTTGGCCACAAAGTTGACAACGGCATTTACAGCACCGGCAAATTTATTGACTGCTATTGCAGCATATGGCAATGCTTGAAAAGACAATATATTGATTCTTCTGTTTAATAGTTCTAATTCTTTGTTAGCACTTACAAAATTATTGGTTAATTTATTTTGTTCGCCTTGTTGCGCTTCTCTTATGGTTGTTAATTGATTTTCTAAATCTGTTTGATCTTTGATTGCTAGATTGGCCAATCTAGTTTGATCAGTGGCTCTCAAATAAACTCCAGATGCATCACCTCCTACACGAGCAAATCGATCTACCACTGTTTCGAAATTTTTAGCAGATCCAGACAGTCGTTGTAGAGCCTGTATGTCATTGATCCTACCGGATTGAAGATCGTCTATGACTCGTTGAGCTTCTCCTCCGGTACTTTGAATCAATTTTACTGCTTCTGCAGTACCGGGAAACCCTGACATCAAATCTCTAAAACCTTGAGCTGCATCTGCACTGACCAAAGTTCCCAAGGCTTGGCTGGTATTTTGAATTTGTTTGGCCAACTCGCCCTGGCCTGCTCTTTCCATTTCTCGTATGGATGCACCAAATATACCTTCTCGTAATTCTGCTTCTCGTTGCTCTCGTAATTGTTTGGCATTGGCACCAGTTATCTTGCTTAATCTATCCATTTCCAATGCCAAATTTTTAGTACCGTCGGTCAGTGATTGTTCAGTTATCAACTGATTTCTTCCCAATAACACCTGTTGTCTGGCATATGCAGCACCACTTTCCACAATATCATCAGTATTCAAGCCCAACTTACGCATGGAATCGCCCAAAGTCGATGCAGGATTGGCCAATTTTCCCACGGCTTTGAAAAATGTTGTAGAACCTGTACTGACTATGCCACCAAACTGTGCAAAAGTTACACTGTTTTCTAAAATTGTTTTACGAAAACTCTGTAGGCTTTGGCCCGATTGCACAAATTGCTCGCCGATGCCTTCTATGTTTGTTGCAGTCAATGCACCCACTCGACCCAGATCAGTAAAGATATCACCTACTTCATCAAGTTGATCAATGACAAATTTTGTTGCAGTAGCAGTGGCTTTGACCCCTTGGTCTACAATGGCCCCCACATAGGGTATTGCCCGTGCCAATTTGCCCAATGTGCCAGCTGCTGAATCCACAACGGTGTTTAAATTGTTGAATTTGGTACTGCCTCTGCCCACACTGTTGACAAAGGATCCAGTGGCACTGGCCATGTCTAGAACCGAGTCACGCAGTCCTTTGGCAAAGTTCTTTAACCTATCAGATGAATCAGTGGTATCTTGACCAAAAAGACGCATGATGCGTCGTAGTTCTTCTATCTCACGATTGAAATCATCAATATTATTCACGGCTGTTTTGGTTCATATAAGTATAATTTATTTATGGTTAGGTCAAATGCATTATTCTGATAATCCACTCAAAAAGTATTTTAGACAACCCAGTATATACATAAGATTGCCCAGTCAAGGTGCTTGGTACGAACCCAACAGCATTGTCATGCCGCCCAATGGCGAGTTGGCAGTATTGCCCATGACTGCCAACGATGAAATCACTAGTCGTACTCCGGATGCCTTGTTCAACGGATCGGCTGTGGCTGATATTGTGGGTAGCTGTATACCTTCAATTAGAAATCCCTGGAGTATACCCAGCATCGACATCAACACAATTTTAGTAGGCATAAGAATTGCCAGCTATGGGCATGTCATGACCATCGACAGCGGTTGTCCAAAATGCGGACACAATCATGAATATGAATTAGATCTACGAGTAATAGCCGACAACATCAAATGCCCGGACTACAATAAAAAACTGTTGGTAGACAATCTGCAGATATCTTTTAGACCGTTGAGTTACAAACAGATCAACGACAGTAATATATTGCAGTTCGAAGATCAAAAATTAATGCAAGTGATCAACCAAAGCGACATAGACAGTCAGGAAAAAATCAAAACCATATCTGACAGTTTCAAGAAAATCACAAAGTTGACCATGAGAGCCATATCCATGTGCGTTGCCAGTATAGAAGGTCAGGATTTCAAAGTCACTGAACAAAATCATATTTTAGAATACTTGGAAAATTGCCATAAAACCAATTTCAATCTCATAAGAGATCACATCAGCGAATTGAAAAAAATCAACGATTTTGATTTGCTAGACATAACCTGTATGCAGTGCTCGCATCAATACAAACAAGAATTTGTTTTAGATATTTCAAATTTTTTCGAAACCAACTCTTAAATCTCAACTCAGAGCAGATTTCAAAGTTGGTTGATCGATTCGAAAAAGAAGTCAAATCCATAAAAAAAGAATTGATAAAGTTTTGCTGGTACATGCGTGGCGGGCTGACCTACTCTGAAGCACTGGAGTTGAGTTCTCAAGAAAGAGTGATTGTGTCGGAATTGATCACTGAAAATTTAGAGACCACCAAAAAAAGTGGCATGCCTTTCTTTTAGACCAACTGCCAGATTGTCTGACCAAAATTTTCAGGTTCTATACCAAAGAACAGACATTTCCATTTGCTCTGCTCGAAAAAATCTAAATGTTCCCATTGATGTCGTTTCCGATAAATTCGCTGTGCCCAGTCATGCCAGTCGGCGTTGAGAAACACAGGTTCAACGCGAGATTTTAATTCTTGATACTGATCATAATCAAAAAAATCATATTCAAAATGTATAATTTCAAATATGACACCCTGTGTGTCCACATATTCTATGGCAAAATCAACACCCCATTTGGGACGAATTTGCAGTAATCTATGGTAAACAGGATACTGCCGAGACCACTGCTGCAACTGTTCGGCTGCTGCCTGCCTATAGCCCTTTCTCCATAATAAAAAACTGTGATTGAGAACCACACCTTCCACTGTGGGTTCTTGCAGTATCCAATCTAATTTTGTGGCATTATCATAGTGGCTGTGATCGTTATTGGCTTGTTGATAGTGTTTTTCCAAGGGGCAAAGTTCAAAGCCATTGACAGAAAACAATTGAACTTGATCAGCACCATGTGCAATGTTATATTTTATTGAATCACAGTAATAGCCGTTTGGTGATAATTGATTTGTTGATAAACTCAGTTTCATATCACTATTTACACACTGTAGAGAACTGCTGTGCAGTTCTAGGACTTCACTGTCGTTCAGTCCTGTTTTTTACTTGGTTATACTGTTATTCTTCTTAGATACTCATCTAGATTAAGTGGTCATACTTGCCCGTTGCCGGGCAAGGTCAACAGGTTCTCATCTGAGTAGCGCAGTCATTTGTGTAAGAAGATTTGTTTTTCAACAACGGAGGCGGTTGTGCTGTACCCCCTACTTCAGCCTTGTCTCACAACGGAACACCCTGAACCCGACACAAATCCAAGTCAGTGATGCTGCGGTTGCATCTTTTTCGCAGAGCCGCAATCCTTTAAGCCTGAGTTAGCTCTAAAACTTTGACACCCAAGATCCACCGGCCACGAGCACTATCTCGGCTGGTTCAATGGGGTTGAGCCCTGGTATCGCTCAACACAGTGTCTGACAACTGATATTTTTTACTGATTGATGATTTTGTGCAAAAAAGCTATCGCAATCGGTTATGATCCAAATGCCTGATTGATGATTATGATATATTGTGTGATTTGTGATTTGAAAATGTGATTGCCATATTTGTTGAAATGCCACAAATGTGCCTTTGTGATTGAATTTCATGAATAAAATGTTGAAATCGCCTGGGTCAGCTACAGTCAAACATTGTTCAATCCATGAATCCAGGTGCCTGATGTTGCCTTTGAGTAGTTGATGAAATGGAAAATCTTGATAGTTTTTACATTCGCAATTGAATTTATTCCAATCGTCCGGTGGAACAATGTCGCCTTTGAATGATTTGGTTTGATTCTCATCCAGAAATTGTCTTCTGATCTGATTACGCCCACCAATGAATGCTCCGGAATGTGGAACACGAATAAAGGATTCTTGATAGAGTTCGCTGAGAAATTTGGCAACTTCTCTTTCGTATCCGGAACCTTTATTTTTACTTTTTGATGGCATAGATATACTTATTACACTGACAAAATAGCTGTATTATTCTTCAAAGCTATAGCTGGTAAAACCGTTGCTTTTTATGACTTTTAACACATTACTGACTCGTCCCACCAACTCATCTCTGTGACTGACCAGCCAAATACTTTTGTTGCGCTCTCGACACATCATTTTTAACAGTGCCAAACTGGCTTCTACGCCTTGTGTGTCCAGTCCGGAATCAATCATTTCGTCTATGAACAATAAATTAATGGGTTGATATAGACTTTCCCAGACATCTCTAAAAGCCCAACTCATACTGAGTATGAGTCTATTTCTTTCGCCACGGCTGAGATTATCAAAATCTAATTCCCGCCCCAGTTCTTCTATACTGACTGAAAGATCGTTTTGAAATTTGACTATGTGTGGTAATCCGATTCTTTCGAGATAATAGGTCAATCTTGAATTCAAATAAGCCAGATTCTGATCTATGATTTTTTTTCTTACAAAACTATCTTTGCTGGTCAATAATTTCAACAAAAAGTCTTGATGTTCCTGTACTCTGGTATGATAGTTAAGCATATCATATGATATGACCTGCATGGCAGTATTTTCCATGTCTACTATTTGTTCGGTGTAGGGATTGACTGCAGTGGTACGAGTTTCTAGATCTTTTTTAAGTTGATCAAGTGTGTTTTTATGATTTAATGCCAATTCTATGTTGTCATAAAATACTGTTGGTTTTTCGGGCAGAGTACCAATATTGTCTATAGTGGCAAGATGCTCGATTTTCTGTGTTTCGTTACTTAAAATCTGCAATGCAGTTTCTTGTAATGTGCGCTCTCGAGATTTTCTTATTGTCGATTGTGTTTGATCGTGTATGTCGTTTCCGCAGGCATAGCATTTGTGTTGGGCCAATGCAGCCAGTTCTTTTTCTATTTGTGTGATCAGTTTTTGTTGTTTGACATTGTCTCGTTCGATCTGCTCAATCCATGTTTTACATTGTTTAATCTGTTTGGACTTGTCTTCGTACTCAACGAGATTTCTATGTGCTTGTATTTCTTTGTCGATATCAATTTTGTCAAGTTCTTCAATGGCCAACACTAATTGATTGATTTCTTCTTGTTGATTGGTCTGCCAGGTCGACTGACGCTTTTTCAGTGAGTCAATTTGCTCTTGTATTTTGCGATTGGATTCTATGATTGCACGGATACGAAATTCTTCTTGCATGATGGAATCTCGTGTTTCCTTGTTGAGTTCTTTGATCCGTTCTGCTCGTTCACTGAGCAAAGTAATGCCCAATAATTGTTCAATTATGGACCTTTGATCATTGCTACGCAAACTAAGAAAAGGTTCAGTGTAGGTGTTCAATGTCAAGATATGCTTGAACATGTCGTGACTGATGCCCAGCATTTGTTCTATGTATTCTTGAGTTTCTCGACTGTCGCCTTGTGCATCGTCAACAATTTGTTGTTCTTCGTTGTCAACATAAAACTTCAATATGTTGGGTTTTCTACCTCGAACAATTCTGTAGTTTTTTTCATTGATGGAAAAATCCAAGCCCACTAACATATTTTTGGCATTGGTTTTGTTGACTAAGTTATCTCTGCGAATATTACTCAATGCTTGACCATATAATGCATATGACAATGCATTGATAGCAGTGGTTTTTCCTGTACCGTTCCGTGATCCGTCGCCGCCTAGATCTAGATTTTCTCCCAATACCAGTGTGAGATCGCCGCGATCAAAATCAATAGTCTGAGCAACATTACCTATGCTCATGAAATTTTTTAGAGTAAGAGTTTTGAGTTTGATCATATATTATAAACTTTGATAGATTTCCAGCAGCAATCTGCTGTCATAAAATTCACTGTCTATACTGGTGATTTGATCTACTACAATCTGATCAACACTTTCAAATTTGATATCACCTGGTGCGATATCTTGATTGAGATCGTGTGTTTTGTTTGGTATCAATGACATTTCGCGTAAATTGTACTGTGACACAAAAGTTTCCTTGATAAAATTGGCTTCTTCGTAGCTGATGGCAATGTCCAAACTGACTTTGACATGCATCTTGGGTTTCAACAAGTCGGCTGCATGATCCAACAAGTCAGCTAGACCAAAAATTTTATAGATGGGCTGTTCGGGCCAGGCATGATATTCTGGTTTTTGACCCCAATTTAATATCATACAACCTCGCTGATCATCGTTGACATCTGAATAATTATGTGGAAAACAATTGCCAATATAGGTAATGTTATTTTTTGATTGTCTTTTATGAAAATGCCCAGTAAATACTTGATCAAAATTATGAAAATGTTCTCTACGAACTTGTCCATGATCTGGCATTTCGATCATGGCATTCATCAAGTAACCTGGCAATTCAAAATGTCCAAACATGTATTTGGCCTTCATTTTGGTGATCTTTTTGTAATCATCACCAACTAACCAAGGTGCGATCACCACATCATCTTGTTGAAACCAGTCATTGCAAATCACAATATTGGGCAAGTGTCGCGCCCAGGCCACACCATGTATATCTCTGCGATCTCGATAGTATAAGTCATGGTTGCCGGGTATAAAGTAAAACCTGTCAAATGCAGCACTGAGTTTTTCCAGTGCCTGCAAAGAAAACTGTAGCGTCTGTAAATTTATACTAGCTCTGTGATTGTGCCAATCACCAAGAAAGAAACCAGTTTCACATTTTTGTTCTTTGGCCAATTCAATGAACCATTCGATGAATTGTTCGCAGTCTTGGTTGTGTGTCAAACTGTTGGATTTAAGACCGAAATGTATATCGGTTATTACTGCGGCTTTTTTAAAAAGATTCGACATTTATAAATTATCAGAATTGTGGCCAGACAGCATACCCTGTCTGGTATAGCTGGGGTTTAGTCCATTGATTTCTAAAATATCATCTCGAATGTTTTGCATTTTTTTCTCGATGTTGAGTATTCTAGTAAATGAGTTGGTAATAGTAGCAGTAAAATATGCAAATGGATTACTGCTTTTGCTTTCGTCAAATTGTAGACCAATTTGACTTAACTGTAACAGTGCCTGCCCTTTCATTTCTTCGTTGTAGGTATAACCGCGCCAATTGCTTCTTGTGGCATATCGTTCACAGAGTTTAACAAACATTTCGGCTAATCTGCGAGTCATTTGACCATGGTCTTTACTGAATGAACCATGATCTAGATCGCCGCACCAATGACTTTTGCCCACAATATAGGGTATGCGATGTTCGTTGACCCTATAATGAAAAAACGGTGGAAAATTTAGCCGAATGTGTACCCCGTCGGTGACAAGTTGTTCTACAATTTCTTGATCTTCGTTTTCTGTGGGATCCTCTAGTTCCAGGATGTCTTCTATTCTTCTTTTTTTAGCAATGGTTTTGGGAGTTTTCTTTTGTGCAAGCGGTATATGTTCCCATGTTGTGACACGAAAAACCAAATCAGTTATAGCAATTTTTTTTGGATCCAGAGTTTCGCCTGTTTCTCTACGAATTCTTTCAACGCGATTCTTTTTGGCTTCGGCGATAGTTCTCGTATTGATCTTGGTAACCGATGGTAAAATTATATCATACATATGATCTTTTACTGAATCACTGAACACACAATAGCTATTTTTACTTAGATGTATTTCTTTTAGTATATCTCTATTATTGAGATAGTTTACTTTTTTGGGTATAGCAGTCAATGTCATTTATATGTTTTTCCTATTGGGTATTATATTATATATGGTACTGCAAAATCAACAGTTAAATAGGGTTTTTGTCTACGGTAAATAGTATTAGGACAAAATACTTATTATGACTTATGTTTCTCCACTTCAGCAAAAGGTTGATTTATATCTTGACTTGCTCAATCAGGGTGTGCCGCAGGCACAGGCATTACAACAGGTAGGATCAACCTTGGCAGAATTATCGGCCAGCGGATTGGATTTGACTCCCCCAGCAGAACTACGGGCCACAATTGAAGCCGCAAATCGACAATTAGACAATTATGTGAGACAAGTAGATGAAGCTCGGGCAAAAGGTTTACCAGATCCGCCACCGCCCCCGGGGTACAGTTTGCCAGGGCAAACTGTAACTGCAAACAGTGGTTTTACTACTAGATCTATTGCTACAGAGCGGGCCGGGCCCACAAATCTGGAAGTTAATCCCAGTAATGTACCTGTTGCTCAATCGGCAGATAGTGCTCTATTTGTAAGACCGGGATCAAACAGTACCGCACCTGCTGTACCTACCACAACCAATGACAATAGCAGCTTCTTAACACCAGGCACAACCAGTACAGCAGCGGCTGTGCCAGTTGATCCAGCTTTTGGCACAGCCGGTGCTGGAAATTTAACTGCTGCACAATTGCAATCTGGTGTGATAGTAAGAAATTTTACAGCCAATGCCAATTATCAACAGGTACAGTTTAATAATGAAGAAAGACGGAGAATTATTCAAGAATATCAGGCAAATGGCAAATCGACTGCTGAGGCTTATCAAGATCCCAGATATCGGGCATTGGTTGCAGATGGCCAAAGACTGAGTCAACAAGTAGATGCAGGTAGTACTGTGGAGTCTGCTGATCAGTTTAGACAAACATCATTGGCATCTGGAGACTCGGTAGCCCCGGCTGATGGCAGAATAGCCACCAATACTCCAGTTCAAACAGACATCCCAGCACAATCTGCCTCTCGATCAATTCAGGCCGCACCTGTTCCAGTACCTGCAACTGATGTTGCCATAGCCCAACTTAGCGAGCGAGTTGATCGACCTGTCGAACAGACCCCATTTAATGGCACATTCAGTGCCACTTTTGACCCCGAAACTCAGTCATGGGGGGTATGGGACAATCAAAAGGGAGTATTTGAAGCAACTGGGCTAACTCAATCACAAGCTGAGCGTGATGCAGCTGAACGATCAGGCGGAGGTGCTCGAAAATCACCGCCTGTTGCCAATCCCATTTTAGCAAGCGCAGCAGCCAATCAGGCCAACGGCGAGAGACAAAATGCAACTTTACAACTAGCTAGACAGCAACAAAGCATTAGAGAACAGCGGGGACAACAAAATCAAGGAGATTGGCGTGTTAAATTAAGATTGGCACCGGGTGCAAGCTATCTTTACAAGGCCAATGATCCGGGCATTCTTTGGCCACTGATAGAAACCGACGGTGTAATATTTCCCTATACACCAAGAATAGATACCAGTTATCGAGCAGTCTACGATGCTGTAGATCTTACACACAGCAATTATCGTGGATATTTTTATCGCAACAGTTATGCGGATTTTGTACAGCTACAAGGAACATTTACTGCTCAAGACACCTTCGAGGCCGAATACTTGTTGGCAGTCATTACTTTTTTTAAATCTTTGACCAAAATGTTCTATGGACAAGATGCTCAAAGAGGCAGCCCACCGCCCTTGGTATATCTAACTGGTCTTGGAGAATATCAATTTTCAGAACATCCCTGTGTCGTGACACAGTTTAACTACAATTTACCAGATAATGTTGACTATATCAGAGCCAGAATAGCCAATGTCAATGCCACAAATCTAGTCACAAGAAGAAATCCCAAAAATGCACCCAGTAATCCCATAAGTAGTGTAATACAACGATTGGCCAGTTTGGGCAAAAATATCAAGCCCGGAGCAGTTAAAAGTCCGCCTTCGCCTCCCACCCTGGGCAAAGATAACCCTACTTATGTGCCCACTAAAATAGATATCAGCCTACAGTTATTACCGATGCAATCACGAAGACAAGTCAGTCAACAGTTTAGTTTACAGAACTTTGCCAATGGCAATCTCATCAAAGGAGGATTTTGGTAATGAGCACTTATAATTCCACCAGTCCTTATTACCTGACAGGTATCAATCAATTTTATCTAGACGTGATGGTAAATCGATCTTTGCCAAAAGAGTCTGATGACGAAGTAATTGTGATCAATCAAACTTATCAGTATAGACCTGATCTGTTGGCATTTGATCTTTACAACAATTCGGGTCTATGGTGGGTATTTTATCAACGAAATCCCAATACTTTGACCAAACCGCCATTTGATTTCAGTGTGGGGAAAACAATCTTTTTACCAAAAATCAACACCTTGAAATCAGTATTGGGATTTTGATAAATGGCATCCGAATCAAACACATTTCGTTTTGTCCGTAACAATAGACCCATCACTGTCACTGTTACTGCCACTAGAAATTCGCAAGGGCAAGTTGTTTATACTGTCACTGACAGTGACGGAAGAACAATTTTATTAAATGGTACTCTTGCTGCCTTGTCGACCAGATTGCAAGGAATCAGCAGCAATCCTGCTGATCAAACTGTGGTGGCTCAAGCCATTGACTGGGCCACCAGAGCCGACAGCAATTTGCAGATTCCAGTTGCTCAACCAACTCCAGCCACAAACTCTGCTGCACAACAAGCCGAAATAGAAGCCAGAGGTGGAGCAATAGATGCTGTGCCCAATCCGGCACCCAGCAATGCCATTGTGACACCGACTGGATCGCCTACGGAACAACCGGCTAGAACAGTGACTGCCACTGAATCTCAAGCACCCAACGGTAACACTGTGGTAAATCGAGGTCAACTCATACTGGTGCCCAGCGATGATTTTAATCAACCAGTTGGTCCCAGTGGTGATCAACCGGGTGCAGCAGCAGGAAATGAAGACAGTCAACAAAATAGTGTGCAGAGAAGAGTGGATTCTCTATATTTGCAGAATCAAACAGTCACACCACAACTAAACATTTTAGACAAGTATGCAAGTTATACCTACAACATCAGTGTATATCTAATGTCACCGCAGAGTTATAAATCTTTTGTAACCAGTAAAAGAAAATTTTTTGAAGCAAACACTTTACTGTTTCAAAGTGGTGGAGCTCCTCCTGCAGTTGATTTAATTGGGTATGACAATCAAGTAGACTCAAGCGGTAGCTTAACTATAAAGTACCCGATACCGTCTAAAAACCCATATTTCGCACAAGATTTTTTCATAGACAATGTAGAAATCAAAAATATAATCTCGGGCAAAGGACAAGGTAGTGCACACAATAGTTCATTGTTAAATTTTACTGTCACTGAGTATAACGGAATAACATTGTTACAAAATCTCGATAGAGCAGTGATAGACTATATCTACAAGGGAGACCCCAAACTTAAACTGGCACTACAACAAAACCCAGATCTAGGAACCTGGGGTAGTCAAATTTACATGATGGCCATAAGATTTTACGGCTACGACGACAATGGTAATTTAGTGGCCGGAGGCACAAACAGTCCAGACTTTCAATCAGACCCACAAGCAGTAGTGGAAAAATACATCCCATTTGTGGTAAGAAACATCACATTTAAAGTGGGAAATCGTGCCGTGGAATATCAATGGGATTGTGCCAGTCCTGCCACCATGATAAACACCGGTCCCAATTTTGCCACTGTGCCTTATAACTGTCAACTATCTGGCAAATCGTTGTCAGATGCACTGGGTGGATCTTTGCAAACAGTCTATCAACCAATTGATGAACGACGCGAAGCGCAAACACAACCCAATGGTGTTCCGGATAATCGAGATGTGCAGCCCATTGATTATGGTCAAGCGACAAAGGACATGCAGGGCACTCCGTTAACAGGAACTGGAATGGGATTACCACAAGCCTTGGCCAGTACCACTCCACCGCAAACTGGTGCCAGGCCCGCTGCCCCGCCTAAAATTGATGCCAAACGATCTACCTCTGAGACAGTCACACAAGGACTGATGGCAGCAATGAATAGATATCAACAAGAAATCTTGAATTTAGGACAAATTCAAATAGCCAATAGATACAGTGTTGAATTTTCTAGCCCAGTTTTAAGCGATGCAAAATTGACTTATCGTGGCCGTGTCGATCGAGATCTTGCGCCAACAGCCGATTCGGACAATCCCAGAAATTTATTGACTGAAACACAGGCCGTGGATCTGGACAAGAAAATTTTTAGTGTGACAGCGGGTCAACAATTGGTCCAGGTCATTGAAATGCTGATCCGAAATAGCACTTATATTTCAGATCAACAGTTGGTTATAATAGATCCAAAAACTGGAGTGCAGACTCCTAATCCAGGGCGAACCAAGAATCTTGCTTGGTTTAAGATCAACATGACTGCTACTCCCATTGGCTATGACTTTAAAAGAAAAGATTATGCATGGGATATAAAATATATAATCAGCGAATACAGAATTGTTTTGCCTCAAACGGGTTATTTCCCCATAGTCGATTTTCCGGGATTTCACAAGTCTTATCCATATTGGTTCACTGGTGAAAACACAGCCATTATAAATTTTGAGCAGAAATACAATTTTCAGTATAGTCGAGTGCTGTCGGGCGGCATACTGACAGATTCAACCTCGGCCAACTATCAGGATTTTGGTAAAACAGTTTTTTATCCAAGAAGTGGACAAAGCACACAGGGTGGTCCTCTTAGAACCAATGAAGCTGCTGCAAATGCAGCTGATTATTTTTATAGTCCAGGCGATCAGAAAACTGTTGAGTTAGAAATAGTGGGGGACCCAGCTTGGATATTTCAAGGTGAAGCATCGGGATCTTTTAATTTACAATTAGCCAATGTCAATCCATTTTTGCCCGATGGTACCATAAATGTTGACTATGGGCAGATATTTTTCGAAATCAGCTGGAACAGTCCTGAGGACTATGATGTCAACGGCAATGGACTTATAAATCCCATCAAAAATATCACACAGACTGGCAATGCAAAATTAAATACTGGGATACCCAAACAAAGTTATGCATATGGTGCTAGAACTTGTACCAGTATATTTCGCAGAGGTGTTTTTACGCAAAATTTAGATGGATATTTGGTTATAAAAAATCTTAATTCAAAAATTAATTCAGACAATCAAAGAGAAATTGTGCGTCAACTTGTGTCGAGTGACATACAACTATTAAACAGGGTAGCCCCTGACATAGCCCGTGAAGAAAACGCCAGAGCTGATAGAGCATTGGTCGCACGAGTGACCGCAGCTGGCAGATCAACCACAGTGCCCCCACCACAATCGCCTGCCAGTTCTGTACAGCCCGATTCAAAAACTAACCAAAATATGGCAAAGGACGCATAATGGCAGAGAATATCGAACGCAGCACAGGAAGGCCACGCGAGTTTAAATTTGATCGCGGAGGAGTACCCAGTGAAATGGGCCCCTATGTGGGCATTGTGACCAATAACATCGATGTGACCAGATCGGGAAAATTACAGGTCTATATTGAAGAGTTTGGTGCCATTGATAAACAAGGCAAACCGTTGCTCACTGATAAAACTTTATGGAAAACTGTGAAATATGTGTCGCCTTTTTACGGTATCACTCCGGTAGCACAGGCCAGCGACAACGGACCAGGCCAATACCCAGGCAATCAACAAAGTTATGGAATGTGGTGTACCCCACCTGATGTAGGGGTCAAAGTTCTATGTTTTTTTCCTGCAGGTGATGCCAACGATGGCTACTATGTTGGTTGTATACCCGAGACCGGGCTGACACATATGGTACCAGCTGTTGGTGCCACAACAAATTTTGTCTACAACAACAAAACACAGCAAACATATTTTGGCAATGCCACACTGTTGCCAGTCACTGAATTAAATGACAACAGTGTGGCGAATGCCAACAATCCTAAGTTTTTTAATCAACCCAAACCCATACACAGTTATCAGGCAGCAGCCTTTTTTCAACAGGGTCTTATCAATGATCCAGAGCGTGGGCCAATTACCAGCAGCAGTCAGCGAGAAACTCCCAGTGCAGTTTACGGCTGGAGCACGCCTGGAAGACCCATATATCAAGGAGTAAAGTCTGATCAACTCAAAGAAAAACTGCTGCAAGATCGAGTTTTACCCCAAGATGTGGCCATAAATGGCCGTGTGGGTGGGCATAGTTTTGTCATGGATGATGGCGATCTGGAAGGCAATAACAATCTAGTAAGAATCAGAACCAGTCAAGGCCATCAAATTACCATGAGTGACAGCGGTAACTTTTTTTATATCACTCATGCCAATGGGCAAACTTGGATTGAATTAGGTGCTCAAGGCACAGTGGATGTTTTTTCTACCAACAGCATTAATTTAAGAACCAACGGCGACATAAATTTTCATGCTGATAGAGATGTCAATATCTTTGCTGGCAATAATTTCAATGTCAAGGCCGAAAAGGAAATCAACATCGGCGGGGTAAAAAAAGTAAAAATTGCCAGTGACAAAGATGTCAATTTATATTCTGGTACTGTATTGGGAATAAAATCCCAAGGTACTCTTGCAATGAGCGGTGCCATAGGTAGCTTCAGTTCAACAGGGCCCATGACCATCAAAGGTAAACCGATTTTTTTGAATGGCCCAGCAGCTATACCTGTATCTACTCCCAAACTATATCCTAAAATTTTATTAGATGATACCACTTACAATTATAGTACAGGTTGGCAAGTCAAGCCCGGGGGGTTGACCAGTATAGTCAGCAGAGCACCAACACACGAACCCTATCCCTATCACAATGCCGGTGTTGATGTCTCGGTCAAATTAGAACCAACACCACCGGGACCTCCGCCCACGGCTGTGCCTGTGCCGGAAGGGTGGTCAATTGAGATTAAATCATGAACAAGTTTGAAATTGTTTTTGACGGAGTAACCTATGTGGTACAGGGACCGGACGGATCGACTGCAGATCAAGCCAGAGCAGTTTTTGACCAACAGCTGGCCACTGGTAGTTTGACAGTATTGGAGTCTGGACAAGTTTTAGATTCTACCACACAGGCTTCGCAGGGTCTGGCCAGTGCAGTATCTCAAATCGAATTCGCTAATTTACAAAAATCACTACAACAAACTACCATACAGACAAATTTGTCTGAGATTTCTGTGGAAAAGCCAATCAACACAGCCAACTTTATCAAACAAGGTGCAACGAATACATCTGTGGGTCAATTGACTACATCTGTGGTGCAGGGATTAATGAGTCAAACAGCAAAAAATGTCAATCAACCCAGTGCAGAAATATCAAATGCATTGGGGTTGGGCAAGTTTGGATTAAATGCACAGCAATTAGAATCGCAGGGTTTTATTAAACCGGCAGTAGCAGCCATGGTTAATAAAACCAATGATTTGGTGTCTACTTTATCTAGTCCCACAGTATGGACTGGCAAGATGGGCATACAAAGTATAGAAGATGTTTTAGAAAATGAAAAAATGCAAAACAGCATTCAAGAAAGCCTGATGACCAGTGCACAACAGCAATTGGAAAAAAATGGAACCATACAAAATCTAATCAACGAAAAAGAAGTGGCTGCTGTGATCAATACTGCTGCCAAGTACGGTACAAACACAGCAGTGAATTTAATCAAGGGACAGTTGGGAGGCGATTCTGCTGCTGTGATAAGTGGTTTTGCCAAATCCAGCGAATTTTCGGCCGCATTCGGAAAAATAGCCGAAAGCCCCAACAATGTGAATTCGGTCATTTCTGGACTGACCGGTAATGTCAGTAAAACAGCTGAGCAATTGAACTCGAACTTGACAAAAAACATTTCGTCTGGGGTCAATGATCTAGTGGGCGGGGTCAGTGGAAAATTATTAGGCACTGTCAGTGGTCTTTCCAGTGGGCTGGTCAACAAATTAACTGGGTCTCTGGGCGGTGGTATTGTGGGAGGTGTTGCTGGACAACTGACCGGTCAGGTGGCAAATAGGTTGATCGGTCAGGCAGCTACACAACTACAAGGCGGCATCGGTCAAATTACCGGCGGTATTACATCAGGGCTGGGATCGATCACCGGAGCAGTAACCGGTAAACTGGGAGAAATTACCAGCAGTATCAGCGGATCAATTTCCGGTGCATTCAATAACATTACCAGCGGATTTGCCAATCCTGGTCAATTGGCCAATCTTGATCTCGGAGATATCAATAATGTCACAGGAGCGATAGGCAATACCGGCGTATTGAGTTCAATCGGGGGGCAACTCAGCTCAGTGTTCAGCGGAATATCAAGTGAAGTATCCAAGCTCGGTGGTGCATTAAATAATTTTGGCGGAATCAGCATTATTGGCGCATTTGCTGGACTGGGCGGTGGCAATGCATTACAGGCTGGAGTCAAACAGGCCAAGGCAGTTTATAATACTGTGAATAGAAAATCTTTAGATGCTTCATTTAAAAACATTGTAGGGGATGACAAAGTACCAGGACCTGAATACACAAATTTCTAATAGGGTAAATACACTATGACTACTTTTATTGGTTTTAGTACCATCGACAAAAACAAAAAATTTACATTAGTTGACTTCGAACTTATTAAACGAGATCTATTAAATGCCTTTAATATTAGACAGGGGCAATTGCCAGGCAGGCCAGATTATGGTACTAAAATTTGGGATTTTGTATTTGAAAATCTAACACAGCCAGTAGAAGCTGTCATGATTGAGGAAATACAAAGAGTAACAGGAGGTGATCCTAGAATATATTTGCAATCAGTAAATCTTTACCCACAGGACAACGGTATACTGCTTGACATAGAAATCACAGTGGTCCCTAGCAATACTTCTGAAACACTGTCTATATTTTTTGATCAAATTCAGAGAAATGCCAGTTTTATATAAACCATGTAGATAATTAAAACGATAAATATCTTTTAACAAAGACAAACCATTATGGCACGAACTACAAGACAAACAGTGATTTTTGGAGTCGAGGATTGGAAAAGAATTTATCAGACTTTTCGAGAAGCTGACTTTCAAAGCTATGATTTTGAAACACTGAGAAAAAGTTTTGTAGATTATCTAAGACAATACTATCCTGAAACATTCAATGACTATATAGAAAGCAGTGAATTTATTGCTTTATTGGATGTAATTGCCTTCATGGGGCAAGCACTGGCATTCAGAAACGATTTAAATACCAGAGAAAATTATTTAGATACAGCAGAAAGACGAGACAGTGTGGTCAGACTGGCAAATTTAGTTGGTTACACCCCCAAACGAAACACTGCAGCACAGGGCTATCTCAAAGTTTTCAATGTACAAACTACTGAAAATGTAATTGATTTCAACGGTATTAACCTCAGCAATATCACAATAAATTGGAATGATCCCACCAATCTCAACTGGCGCGAACAATTTAATGCCATTATAAATGCAGCATTGGTAGACAGTCAAAAAATAGGCCGCCCCGGCAATAGACAAAACATAGTCAATGTATTAACTGACGAATACAGTATTAATCTAGTACCGGGATTTTTACCAATAGTGGGTTATAATTCCACTGTGGATGGTGTACAAATGCCATTTGAAGCGGTGAGTGTGACCAGTGCCGGAGAAGATTATATCTATGAAGTCAGTCCTTCACCCAATGCAGTCTTTAATATATTGTATCGCAATGACAGAATGGGATTTGAAAGTGCCAATACCGGCTTTTTCTTTTATTTTAAACAGGGTGTATTGACCAATCAAGATTTCAATCTGTCTGAACAAATCACTAACCAAACAGTCAATATTAATATTGAAGGAATTAATAACGAAGATAAATGGTTGTTTCAACTAGACGATGTGGGCAATACCACTGAAGAATGGCAATTTGTAGACAATGTGTTTGCTGGTGCAGTGGAACAACTTGATCCTGAACAAAGAAAACTGTTCAGTGTGACCAGTAGAGTCAACGATCAAATTACCTTGGTTTTTGGAGATGGTGTATTTAGTGCAATACCAGTGGGATTTTTTCGATGTTATGTTCGAGCCAGTAATGGACTGAGATATATTATCAATCCCGAAGAAATGCAAAGTGTTTCCATTCCTATAACTTATATCAGCAGAACAGGACAGACCGAAACCATTACCTTTACCTGCGGCATAACTCAACCAGTCAGCAATGCACAGCCCAGAGAATCCATTGCTGAAATTAAACAGCGTGCACCTGCGAGATATTATACACAGAATCGTATGGTAAACGGAGAAGACTACAATAATTTTCCGTTTACTTTGTACAACAGCATTATTAAAAGCAAAGCTGTAAATCGTGCCAGCATAGGAACCAGTAGATGGTTGGATTTAGTTGACAACACTGGCAAGTATTCCAGCACCAATAGTTTCGGCAGTGATGGTGCATTATGGGAAGACAATCAATTGCCCACATTCAGTTTTACTTGGTTGACACAAAATGACATAGCCAATGTGATCAATAATCAAATTGAACCCACGATTATCAGAGATGAGTTCACGCAGTTTTATTATGAAAATTTTCCAAGACCATCATTGACTTCGCTGAGTCTGACTTGGCAACAAAGTACCACTTTGTACAACGAGACCACTGGGTATTTCGTCGATGGCGCAGGAACACCTGTGCCAGTTGGTATTTCCAGTAGTACCAATACAAAATATATTGTGCTGGGTAGTTTAATCAAATTCCAAGCACCCAATGGACAATATTTTGACAATGAAAATAAATTACAAGTAGGTAGCCCTTCTCAAGATGGGGACAAATCTGTATTGTGGGCCAGTCCAATCAGCATAATTGGGGATGGCACAAACAACGGTCAAGGCAATTTAAGCAATGGATTGGGGCCGATCACCATCAATGATTTTGTGCCCACTGGTGCTATACCAGTGCAGGTGATTCCAGTTTTGATCACATCACTGCCCACTTCAGTTATTAATTCCATCATAGATCAAATTGTGCTTTTTAGAAATTTTGGGCTGGGTTACAATAATATCACTTCAACATGGTATGTGATAACCAATACAAATCTGGCAGTCGACGCTGAATTTAGTTTGGCCAATGCACAGAGCACAGCAGGCACCAACAGCGATGCCAGTTGGCTCATGCAATTTATTGTGTCCGGTGATACCTATACTGCATCAACAAGATTTTTAGTCTATGGATTTGGTAGTGTACTTCAAACAAGATTCTTTTTCGAAACCAATCAAAATATCTATGATCCACGAACTGGTACTACCATAAAAGATTTTGTCAAAGTATTACGATCTAATTCGCAACCAGACAGTAATCAAAGTTTGACCACAGACTACCCATTGAGAATAATAGCACAACCTGTGCTCAGTGACGGATTGGTTGATGATTTTCAAGTCAATGTCAGCTATGAGGACAGCGATGCCGACGGCATTGCCGATGATCCAGACTTTTTTTACGAAATAGTTGACCCTGCCACTAATCCTGTCTACAAAACTGTATTCTTTGAAAAAACTGTGGACTTTGACAATCTAGAAAGATATTTATTGGTGTCATATGACAGAGTTTATAGAGATTTGCCCACATTAACAAGTATAGAATTAGTCAAGGAAGAATTTGACCCAGGGCAGGTATTCTATGCCTATGCTCAAGTGACCAATACTGGTTCGGTGGGAGCTTTTTATCTGATCACTGTGGTCAATGACGAAAAAGTATTGGTCGATGTCAGCAGCGAATGGATCGTCAAGACTGGTAGACAAAACTTGTATTATCAATACAGACACAATGCTCCGTTGACTTCAAGAATTGACCCGGGTACAAGCAATATCATTGATTTGTATGTGGTGACTCAACAATACTACATTGCCTATCAAAACTGGATCAGAGACACAACAGGCACTGTGATTGAGCCTCAACAGCCCACAATAGATGAATTGTCCACTGCATATAAAAACTTGCAAAACTACAAAATGATCAGTGACAACATTGTTCTTAACAGTGTGACTTTTAAACCGCTGTTTGGAGAAAAAGCAGCCGAAAGTCTAAGAGCTACTATAAAAGTTATCAAAGCTGTCAACAGTAATGCCAGCGACAGTGCCATAAAGAATTTGGTTGTAAATAATCTCAATGATTATTTCACTATAGATAAATGGGATTTTGGTGCTACCTTTTATTTCAGTGAATGTGCTGCTTACATCCACAGAAATATGGGAGGTATAGTCAGCAGTGTGGTAATTGTGCCATTAAATCCAACAAAAAGTTTCGGTGATCTCTACGAAGTAAGAAGCGCACCTAACGAAATTTTCGTGAATTGTGCCACTGTAAATAATGTCGAAGTGATATCTGCTTTGACCAGCACCAACATAAGAACTGCACCGGGCAGCGGGGTAATTTAATGTCTTTGAAAACAGTTGATTTTTTACCAGAAATTTTTCAAACTCCTGTCAATAGGCAGTTTCTGTCTGCCACACTTGACCAATTAACACAAGAACCGGAATTTAAAAAGACACAAGGATACATTGGTAGAAGAGTTGGTCCCGGTGTTAACCCCAGCGACAGATATGTCATAGAATTAGATAAAACCAGAACAGATTATCAACTTGAACCTGGTGTGGTTTCGTTGGATCAAGATAGATCAGTGATTAAAGATGTGATAACTTATCCTGGGCTACTGGATGCATTAAAACTACAAGGTGCTGATATTACACAGGCAGATAGGCTTTACAACAGTGAATACTATGCCTGGGATCCATTTATCAATGTTGATAAATTTATCAACTTCAGTCAATATTATTGGTTACCAAACGGACCGGATGCCGTAGACATCAGCTCAACTGCAATTCCATTGACTGATGATTTCATTGTGACCAGAACTGACAGGGGCTATGAATTTTCTGGATTGGCCGGAAATAGGCCCACAATTTATCTACTGCGCGGCGGCACTTATACCTTTCAACTAGATCAAGCACCCAACAACTTTTGGATACAGTTAGAGCCTGGTATCAATGGTACCCTGGCTGCCACCCCCAATATTTCCAGTAGAGATATATTGGGGGTGGACAATAACGGCATCAACAATGGCACCATAACTTTTACAGTTCCTGCAGCTGATGCTCAGCAATTTTACTATGATCTGCCTTTACTGGGATCTGTGGATCTATTGACCACATCATTGTCTTTGGAAGATATCAACAATGTATATCTTTCCGAATTTTTAACTGCTAACCCACAAGGCATTGATGGTATTACAAGTTTAGATCAAAAAACCATAGTGTTTACCACTGATCAAGGATGGATTTTAACTACAAGATTTGATCCTCTTGCACAATTGCCTGTCAATAACGGATTACCTGGCAGCTTCGATAGTTTGCTGTTTGATCAAGCCACACAGGTGCCTTTTCAAGATCGTTATAACATCTGGAAAATTGTCTACAATTATGACACTGACAACAATATCTTTTTGACTGTGGAACCCTATCAGACAATTTCTGTTTATGACAAAGTAAATATTCTTTTCGGGCAACAGTGGAGTAACACACAATGGTACAAAAACAACAGCGAATACCTGGAAAAAATTCCCCTGCTGTCAGCAGTGTTTAATACACTCTACTACCAGGATGCCACCAATCCCAATTTCTTTGGCGTAATTAAACTGATTACTTCAACCAGCAACGACACAATTTTCATCAATGACATTTTGGGTAAACCAAACTACACCAGCCCAACTGGAGTGGTTTTCACCAACAACTTAAAAGTAATATTTCGTGGTTCGGTGGTGCCAGACAGTTATCAAAATAATGAATATTATGTTGCTGGAGTGGGAACAGCTATTCAACTGTTACCGGTCATTGATTATATTACACCAGAAATTTACATAGACAGCACAGAACCCAACCAACCGCTAAGACCAGATTACTTGTTGATGGCACTGGACAGTCCTAGTCTTAATCCTTGGTCTAGAACAAATAGATGGTTTCATGTTGATGTCATCAACGCCACTGCTGAATACAATAATTCTACCCCTGACTTAAACAATGAATATAGAGCCAAAAGACCTATTTTAGAATTTAGAGGTGGAATACAACTGTACAACATGGGCACACAGGCATTGCCCCCGGTCAATATTGTTGATTTCACTACCACAGATGCACTGTCTCAAGTAAATGGGCAACCCAGTTACACAGTTGATGGATATACTTTTGAAAATGGCAGCAGAGTGATATTTGCAGCAGACACTGACAATAATGTGAAAAATAAGATTTACACTGTGTCATTTATTGAACCCACTGGAGACAGCAGTTCTGAGGTAATTTTGTTGACGGAAGCAAACACAGTTTTGACTAATAATTGTGTGGTGTCGCTGGACGGAAGTATCACACAAGGAAAATCCTATTGGTTTAACGGCCTTGACTGGATTATAGCACAACAAAAAAATTCCATTAATCAAGCCCCATTGTTTGATGTCTATGACTTGTCCGGTATTAGTTACAGTGATCAAGAAGTTTATGTCAGTTCAAATTTTGTCGGTAGCAAGATTTTCAGTTATCAGATTGGTGTGGGAATAGACGATCCCATACTGGGATTTCCGTTGGGATATCTCAGTTTAAACAACATCGGTGACATTGTCTTTGACAATAATTTTTATACTCAAAGTTTTGTCTATGTAGGCAATCAACAGAGTCAAACTCTAAAAATCAGCAATGGTACTCTAAAAGAATATAGCGATAGAACAAACTATACACCCAGAATAGGTTGGCAAACCGCTGCTACTCGTAGTCAGATTTATCAGCAATTTAGTTTTAAATATGATCCCACACAGCCTTTGATTTTAGATATTGAAGTCTTGAATCAATTGGACATAGACGTGCCAGTATTGAAAATCTATGTGGAAGGAGTATATCAAATACCGGGAACATTTACCTACACAACACAGATTAATAATACTACAATCACACTGTCCAGCACAGATATACCCACCGACGCTTTGATAGAAGTATTGGCTTTGAGTAATCAACCCAGTGCATATGGTTTTTATCAAATACCTGCCAATTTACAAAATAATCCATTTAATGAAAATTCGTCAACATTTACTTTGGGCACTGCTAGACAGCACTATGAAAGTATTGCAGAAAATCTAAACGATTTTGCCGGTGACATCAACGGTGCCAATAATATCAGAGACTTGGGCAATGTGTTGCCCTATGGGTTGGTTATAAATCAACAAAGCTCACCGTTGACTTTGGCGGGATACTTTTTTAGAAGCAAGCAGTTTAATATATTTGCTGCATTAGATTACAACAGTAGAGAATATGAAAAAGTCAAAGCACAAATTTTAAATTTGGCTGCGACCAATGACTATACCAATCAGACTATTCCGAATATACTGAACGACATATTGAGTCAACTGGGATTTGACAAGACCAGTGCCAGCCCATTTTATTGGTCTGATATGTTGCCTTTCAGCAATGTCTACACAGAAACCAATTATACCATCACACCTGTCAGCCTGAATGTTTTTGACACCATACAGACTTATAACTTTACCAGTGCAAATTATTTGGGTTTGATAGTCTATCTAAACAATGTACAATTGATCAAAGGCATAGATTATACAGTGGGCGTAGACTCGCCCACAATAACTGTGACAACAACACTGTCTGTTGGTGATGTTTTATCTATTAGAGAATACACTACCACTTATGGCAGTTTTATTCCAAATACACCAACTAAATTAGGACTTTATCCTGCCACTGTGCCTGAAATTTACCTAGACACTACCTATATAGAACCCACATTGGTAATCAGAGGGCACGACGGTTCTATCACTGTGGCATTTGAAGATTTCAGAGACGATTTGTTATTGGAATTTGAAAAAAGAATTTATAACAATTTAAAATTGGACAATAATCCGGTCCCTATAGATGCAGCCGATGTAATACCTGGTCAATTCAGAACCACAGATTATAGTTTGGAAGAAATAACAAGCATATTGGCACCTGACTTTTTCAGTTGGATTGGTTGGAATAGACTGGATTTTAGCACACAGAACTTCATTCAATCAAATAAATTCAGTTATAATTATGCTCAATCTCAAAATAAATTAAGTGGACAGGCATTGGGCATAGGCGCTTGGCGAGGCATATATAATTATTTTTATGATACAATTTACCCCAATACCCGTCCATGGGAAATGTTGGGATTTTCGGTGGAACCTACTTGGTGGACTGATCAATATGGTCCTGCACCTTACACAGCTGGTAATTTGGTATTGTGGGACGATTTGGCAGCCGGTCTAGTCAGAGATCCTGCTGGTACTTATGTAATTGAAAAATATCGCAGACCTGATCTAAACAAAGTTATACCTGCTGGATCTGAAGGTCAATTATTGAGTCCGTTTTACAGTGTGGTTGCAAGTTATGACAAAAACAGTTTTGTGCAGCAATGGATATTTGGTGATGACGGGCCAGCGGAAAATGCCTGGAGAACCAGCAGTGCTTATCCGTTCAGTGTCATGCGATTGTTGGCCTTGACCAGACCGGCTGAATTCTTTTCGCTGTTTGCTGATAGAGATTTATATAGATTCAACAACGAATTTGATCAATATTTATTGAATGACAGATTTAGATTAAATGCCAGTGGAATACAAATCTATGGCAATGGTGTCAGCAAAGCCAGTTATATCAACTGGATTGTTGATTTCAACCAACAATCGGGATTGGACAGCACCACAATACTGACAGAAGATCTCAGTTCATTGGATGTGAGATTATGCTATAGATTTGGTGCCTTTACTGCCAAAAATCTATTGCAGATTTTCACTGAAAAAAGCAGCCCGCAGAGCACCAACAGCGGATTGTTATTGCCCGATGAAAGTTATAATTTATTTCTTTACAAGAATGTTCCATTTGATCGAGCAACCTACAGCAGTGTGATCATACAAAAAACTGCCAATGGTTACAGTCTATACGGCTACGGAACAACTAAACCTTATTTTGAAATACTGGCAAGTCAAAATGTTGGCCCACCACTTCCGATTACTGCTGGTGGGCGGACAGTCAACGTGAGTGTCAGTCACACCGACACAGTTATACAAATCCCCTATGGTTATGAATACACCACTACCAGTGGTGTGGCCGATTTTCTTATCAGTTACGGCGCCAGACTGCAATCGTTGGGTTTTGAATTTACAGAATATCAAAATGGTTATGTGTTGGACTGGCAACAAATGGTCAAAGAGTTTTTATATTGGGATTCCCAAGGATGGGGCATCAATAGTGTGATCAATCTCAACCCATCGGCCGATCGGTTGGTTGTAGAAAGACCCTATGCCATAGTGGACGATGTCAGTGTTCAAACACAGGAAAATCTCATCCTGGATCAGGAAAAATCTCCGCTCACAACAAAAAATCTAATTGTCGATAGAGACAACAATAGATTCACTTTGACAACCACAAATAATCAAACTGTCAATTATCTCAATGTAAATTTAGTTAACTATGAAAATATCTGTGTGCTGGACAATCGTAGCATTTTTGCTGATCTAATATATGATCCCGCAACTGGTGCCAGACAGAGCAGATTAAAAATTGCAGCAATTACAAGTCTAAACTGGTTGGGTCAACTCAATGCGCCGGGGTTCATTTTAAATCAAGACAATATTCAAAATTGGGAACCAACAAAAAAATATTCCAAAGGAGAAATAGTTGAATACAAGAATTTATATTATAGTGCAAACACAATAATCCAGCCCAGCGAAACTTTCAATTACAATCTATGGAAAAGAAGCGACTATACTGAAATTCAAACAGGATTATTACCTAACTTGCCCGACAAAAGTGATCAGTTGGCCAATAGCTATGATGTATATAATGCCAACCTAGAAAAAGATCAAGACATATTCAGCTATGGCCTCATTGGGTTTAGGCCAAGACAGTATATGACTGCCCTGAATTTAAATGATGTCAGTCAAGTAAATCTGTATAGACAATTTTTAGGAACCAAAGGAACTATCACTTCTGCAGAAATTTTTTCCTTTGCAGATTTGGGCAAAGGAGTGGCACAATTTGATATCTACGAAAATTGGGCAATACAAAAAGCCACATACGGCAGTAATGCCAATCGGAGTTATTTTGATTTACAATTAAATCGAGCTAACTTGACTTCAAATCCTGCCACAGTGCAAATAATCAACCCAGGCCAATCCAGTATCGCTGATCAAACCATACAGGTTGAAAATATTTGGAAATCTAGCTACTTAATAACCGATCCCAACATATTGCCTACTAGAGAAATGTTGCCTCCTGCTGCAGGTTTCCCCAGTGCAGGTTTTGTGAATTTCGACGATGTTGATTTTACTGTGTTTAGTTTAGATGACCCAACTGCGTTGAATCCCTACCTCGGCGAGCTCAATGTGGGTAAATTGATTTGGGTGGCCAAAGTAAACAATTATGATTGGGATGTATATAGAATATTTGGCATAGCCAGTTCAGTCATAGCAGTCAGAGATAATTTAGATGGTACTGCATTGGTGCTGTTTAATCAAAATCATGGGTTAACCAGAGATCAAAAAATAATTATTAGATATTTTGACAGTAATATCGACGGTGTCTATAGAGTGCTGTCAGTTCCCAGTCCCAATACCATTATCATTGCCTATGTATTTGTAAACCTCAATCAAACGGTCATAACTGGTACAGGAGTGGCCTTTAGTTTACAAAGTTGCAGAGTGACACAGGCCAGCGATATCATAGATCAACCATACGCAAATGAATTGACAACCGATGCCAAAATTTGGATTTCTAATTCAACGCAGCCCTGGCAGGTATTAGAAAAACAAAAAGTGTTTATCCAAGGACAATCAATTTCGGCAGAAACACCTAGTGTAGACAGTTTATATGGGGTCAGTGCTGCTCAATCACAACAGGGACTCTATGCCTATATAGGAAGCCCAGCATATTCTTCCAATGGCGGTGTTTATACCTATGTTAAAAATAATTTTGGATCTTATATTAACAACAGTCTAATTGAGTGCAATGCAGTGGGCACACAAGATTTTGGTCGCAGTGTCAGCATAGGCAATATTGACTACAGTGCCATTGGTGCTCCGTTGAGTGACATAAATGCCATAACAAATATGGGATTGGTTGCTGTGATGAACAAAGTGACTGGCAGCAGCACATTTGAATTTTCTCAAATTTGTTTACCAGTTGACGATCTTGGCGAATCTGCTGAGTTTGGAAAAAGTGTAGTTATCAGCACTGATGAACGGTGGATGTATATCGGTGCACCTGGTATCAACAGTGTGTATGCATTTGCTCAAGTACCGGTTCAATTGCAGTCAGTGGCATATAAAACAGACAGCAGTATTTTATCATATAATTACGACGACAGCATTGTCATTGACAGTACCAAACCAAATCAATTAGTGGTTATTCTTGACAATCAATTATTGAATTTGAGTGATTATTCTGTAGGCGCCAGTAACATAGTTTTAAATGTGGCACCAGCTGATGACCAAATATTGACTATAAGACGCAGATTTATCTATGGTTTTTATGGAACTGGCACAGCCAGCTATTTGATCGGTGATTATCTATATACTGCCGTTGATATCTATTCTTTTATTGTTACCATAAATGACATTCTACAACGACCGTTTTTTGATTATACCTTTAATAATGCCACCAAACAAATAACATTTTCTTCCAGTAAATCTGTCAGTGACAATATCATAATTCGAGCAAAAACATACTATCAGTATGTGGACAAACTAGAACCGCCTATTTCGGTGGCAGGATCTGGCTTTGGTCAAAACATCGATTGCAGTATCGACGGTTCACAAATTGTGATAGGCGCCAAAACCGATACTGTAGACTCCATCAGCGATGTGGGTGCAGCCTATGTTTTCGAAAGAACAATTGAAAGATTTGTTGTGGATGATGCAAATCAAACTCTATACACAACCACAGTTAATTTCAATACACCTATCACAGTCAAAGTCAATGACACTATTTTGATCAATACTGATTATAATATCGGTGGAAATTTCACTGTCACAGGTGCCAACACCATTGATATTGACTATCCACTACAAGTCGGCGATATGATTGAAATCAGCATCAATGGTTTCAATTATCTAGAAAAATTAACAGCAGAGAATCCGCAACAGTATTCGGAATATGGTTCTGCAGTGAAAATCTGTAATAGAAGTTGCAGTGTTTATGTTGGGGTACCTGGAAACAATGGAGAAACACCACAACCGGGTCAGGTTGAACGAATAGTCAACCAAGCTAGAATGTACAACACCATTTCTGCCACAGTGGCCAATCCTGTTTTGGCAGCTGGTGACAGTCTCAGAGTCAACAACATTAATGTTGTTGTTCCTGGCATTTGGTCATCGGCCAGCAGTTATCAATTTGCCACTGTGGTACTGACTTTAAATGCCGGCATTTACAGTGTATATCAAGCTTTACAAGATGTTCCAGTATCTACTCCGATATCCGACACTGACTATTGGGAATTGAAAACCACCAGTGTCTTGGCTGCCATAATTAATCTAATAGGTTTTGAATATCAAGTCAATGCTTCGGTTCCTAATGTCAAAGCCAGCATATCAGACAACATTACTATTAAACCCAATGGTGTATTAAAAACATATTCCATCGACAATGCATATCAAAATGTCACATCCTATACTGCATTGGTTTATAAAAATGATATTTTACAAATCGAAAATGTAGACTATACAATTAATCTAGTTACTAAAACAATAACTTTTACCACACCTCCGCCTTCAACAGCAGATATCCAAGTTGTTACCGGTGTGCTCACATTGTCCTTGATCAATGACACTGTTAATCGAATGAACGAACTACAGATCGGGCTGGGTCTTGTCAATTCAACAAATGTCTACACAGCATTGGGACTAGAACTTTTTGTGCAGACACAGACAATACTCAGTCCCAGGCCACTAGTATCTGCAAGATTTGGCGAATCGATCAGCATCGAAAACAGCTCAAATATATTGGTAATCGGTGCACCCCGTGATTCATCTTATATACCCATGACTTTTGATGGAGGAGATACTTATTTCGATGGGTTGGCCACTAGTGTATATTCCCAGCCCAACGAAAGCGGTGCAGTGTATACCTTTGATTTACTATCAAGTCAATCCAGCAGCATAACTAATCCAGATCTGTTTGTATTTGGACAACAGATCTATCCTGCTGCCGGATTACAAAGTTTGGATAAATTTGGACAAGTGGTTGACTATACTGCAAATTCTTTACTAGTTACCAGTCCGGGCAATGACCTGGGCGACAGCACTCTGAGTGAATTGAACTATGGAAGATTTAACACTTTTGTAAATTCCAACAATAGTCCAGCTTGGACAGTGATCAGAGAAGAAACTCCTGTTGTTGACATAAAATTAATCAACAATGCCTTTGCTTATGATTTACTACAAAGTCCAGGCACTGACTTTTTTGATTTTATTGATCCATTACAAGGAAAAATACTGGGTGCAGCAAGACAAAACATAGATTACATAGGTGCCATTGATCCTGCTGCCTATAATGTGGGGCCGGTTAACAACTATGGTCGACGATGGAATGGCACTCAATTAGGAAAAATTTGGTGGGATACTACCAATGCAAGATTTATTAATCCCAATCAGGATAATATACAGTATGCTGCAGCAAGATGGAGTCAACTTTTTCCTGGCAGTCAGATAGAAGTCTATCAGTGGACAGAAAGTGAAGTACCTCCTGCACAGTATACCGGTCCGGGTTTCCCTAGATCGTTGTCTTCGTTCAATGCCATAGGGTATGTTGATGCATCCGGAGTAGTCAGAACCAACTATTATTTCTGGGTCAGGGGCAATACTTTTGTTGAATCAGCAAAGGCAAAGACTCTAAGTACCTCTGCTATAGAAAGATACATATCTGATCCCAAGTCATCTGGCATTCCGTATTTGGCTTTTTTAAATGCCAGTAGTTTTGCTATCTATAACGGCGAGAGCATAATAAATGCACAAGACACTATTTTATCAATAGAATTTGATAA